TAAATGCCACTTAGCACCTTCTTCTGGTGTAATCGTGATAGTATCTTCGAGGTTGTATAGTTTTCCGGGTATCTGTTTCATATCTTTGTCAGGAGAGACAATAATATTTCCCGGGTGTTGTGTAGCGTAGATACCCATGGCATCATCAGCTTCCAACTCTTTCATTGTTATTACGTTGTATTGAATACGTAAGTTAGATATAACTCGTTTGTATCCGCAAGGCTTCTTTCTATTTCGATGACCTTTGTATTCTGGGGAAATTTTTTTCCTAAAATTTTTGGTGTCCGAAAAGAACAGTATAGGCTCAGAAAAGCCACCAAAATTGGCGGTTATCTTCTGAATCTCATTAGTTACTGCTTTATAAGCATCGCTGAAGTTAGATGTAACAAATATAACATCTTCCCCGTAGTCTATCTCTGTTTCACAGGCTGCACAGCACTTATATACTATGTAGTCTGCATCTATTAATATGTTCATGGTGGTTTTAATGTACGTCAGCCCAAGTCTGCCCAATCTTAGCTTCTGCTGCGATGGGACATCTTAGGCGGTAATGTTCGCCTGCTAATTTGGCTGCAAGCTCTAGCCATCTTGCCAACTCTTCACAATCACGCCTATAACATTCATAGTTAAGCTCATCATGTACGAAGGATAAC